TGCTCGGTCCGCATCACCCTTTTCTCCAATGCGGACGACACGACCCTCGCCGATCACCGTGCCCGCTGCGCCGCCCTGTCCGGCAATATGCGTGACCTGACCAGCATCAAGGCGGCCTTCGTGACCAGCACCGACGCGACCTGCTATGACGTCACCATCGGCTCCGAGGACGAGGGCATCGACGAACGCTCCTGGGCCACGGCTTTCTCCTTTGACGTGCTAGTGGTCCTGCCTGCCTAACCCCTTCCAAACCTCGCATATTCAAATGGCCGCCATCTCTAACGGAACGACCTGCGTCTACGGTATCGCGGGCCTTGTCTCTAACCTGTTTGTCCAGAGCTACAGCCTCTCGTCCTCGTTTAACGCCGAGGCCATGGTGGTCGACGAGACGGGCGTCACCAAGACCCACCGCGTGGACGACCGCAAGACGGAGATTACCATCGAAGGTATCGTGAAGGCCTCGGCTATCCCTGTCCTCGGCACGACCCTCATGTTCACGGTCAACACCGCTTCGGCGTATCCGGGCGGGTCAGCCTCCGCCTCCTTCACTGGCATCATCACCAAGATTGACGACAAGGGCTCCAACAAGGGCTTCACTGCGGTTTCCATCACGGCCATCGACTTCGAAGGCATCACCTACTAATTGACTTCCCCGCAAAGGGGGTAGTATCAAGGAAGTGGACCGCCGCTTCTTAGACGCACATATCGACCCGGCGCCCTTTCGGCTGCTGGGTCGTTTGCTTTACCCTTGGTGCCTAAAGTACCGGGTACGTCTGATGGCTTTTGACTCCCCGCTGGTCACGGGCTCCCGCGGCATCACGCCTGCCGATCTACTCTTCGCCTGCAAGGTGTGCGCTGAGGAACCGCTTGGGGGCGACATTGGCATGGTGGACCAGCTGCGGCTGATGTCTTTGGCCCGCAACCCTGCCAAGTTCGACGCCATGCTTACGGCCTTCGCCGGCTACATCCTAGTCCAAGACTGGCCTAAGTTCTGGGAGCAGAATAAGACCAAGTCAGGGGGCGGGGACAAGGGGGTGCCTTGGCCGCTGGCTATCGTGGCCAACCTAATGGCCGAGGCTGGCATCCCTGAGAAGCGCGCGTGGGAGATGCCGGAGTGTCAGGCGATCTGGCTCAACTCCGCCCTGGCTATCCGCAAGGGGGCTGACGTGGCGATCATGTCGCCCGAGGAGGAAGCCTTCATGGCAGATGAAGAAGCCCGGGAGAAAGCCGCGGCGCCTGCTTCCAATCCTGCAAAGGAAACCGACCATGGCTGACCAAGAACTAGGCATTAAGGTAAAGACGACCTCCGACGTCCCGGAGGCCATGGGTAAGGCCAAGGCCGCCACCGTATCCTTCTCCAAACAGGTTGAGGATATTCAGAAAAAGTTCAGCACGGCGTTCAAGGACATCTTCCTCGGCTTCACGGCCCCGATGATCCTCCTTCAGGGAGCCATCTCATACATCACTGGGGCCATCCAGAAGGCAAAGCAGGACGCCAAGGATGGCCTTGATTTGCTGTCCAAGGGCGAGAGCAAGTTCGTCACAAGTGAAGAGCAGCGAGCCGCTTCATTCTTTAAGCGCCGCGCCGAGCTGAAAGAAGAGCAACGCCTTGCCGAAGAAGGTCGTGCAGAAATTGCCAAGCAAGTCCTTACCAGCACGGAGTTCAAGGACTTCGTCCTGCCTGATCAGTTTAAGCGCCGCCTTGCTGGAGGTGAAAGCATCGCCAGCATTTCTCGCGATAAAGGGCTTCAACAAGATACCTTGGCTTTTTATAAGACGACTGCCGAAGGAAAGAAACTTACCGAAGGCATGGAATCTGGAAAGCAGCCAAAAGAGTTCAAAGGCCCGGAAGGTTTCGGCAACGTCATCGGCGTTGGCCCTAACCCAGTCATTGAAGCTCAGGCGGCCCAGCTTGAGGAGTCCCAAAAACAGACTGCCCTACTCCAACACCTTGTGAATCGGAATCCTTTCATGCCCACCGACTTCACCAAGACCCCTCAAAAATAACCATGGCACGCGTTAACACTGGCAATCCCCTCACGACCGCAATCCTTCTGCCTGGAGCAAAGTTCCAGACCGACGGTTATGGCTTAGTCACAGGCGTGGCGGTCTATAAGGAAGACGTCACCGGATCGAGTGCTTTCCTTGCCCGAGGACAGCCTTTCCCTGTTGCTGCTTACAACTTCTGCAAAGTCCATAAGGCATCGACTTCATTGGATGCTCTTGGCATTACTACTTACACCGTAGAATATGTCGGCATCTCATTGGCTGATGCCGGCAGCAGCACGTTCACTAAACCGCAGATCACCGGCTCGCAGGGCCTGACCTCGGAGCATATCACGACCCACCCGAACTGGGCCGTTACCGCCACTGGTCTTGGTTTCAGCGGCTCGCCTATCGCGGGAGTCGGCAGCGGTTCTATCGACGTTCCGAACTATCCAGTGGTCGCCGGAACTAACGAATATGAAGGCAATAACGGCGCGACCTTCGAAGCCGCCACTGGCCGAAAGTTCCTTGGATTCAAGAAGGCCAAGTTCCCTGACTTCTACGGGAAGACGAACTACCTTGCGCCGCAGTGCTCCCTGTCAGGCGTCATCTACACTTCGACCTCTTCATTCGTGAATGACATGAGGAACGCCGTAGGCAAGACTTCCGGCACCGGAACCTTTGCGAGCAGGCAACTCGTCCCGGACTATATGGGCACATCATTCATCGTCAGCGGCAAGCACCAGCTCCTGCTGTCTCAGGTATCCTTCGAAGATTATGGCCTGCTCTACAAGGTCCAGTACGAGCTACGTTTCAACCGCCAAGGCTATCACGCATCGGTCTACGCCGCCGCCTAAGCGATGAAGATTCAACCAGGAGTCGGCTATAACTTCGACTCGTCATCGAGCGGCTTCACGCTGGATACGAGCGATCCGTTCCCGGATAACTCGGCGGCTCTGAACGGCAACTACCCCTTCAAGGTAATCAACGTAAATTATGACTCTGGCGGTTCGGCGTGGACCTATCAGGTCGTCCCTGGCACGCTTAACAACTATGTCGCGCAAATCCTCGAAGACGCGGTTTGGGTCAAACTAGATCGGACCACCTCGGGCATCCCTAACTGGCCAAGGTCAGTCATGACGCCGTTCAACGCGACGACGAAGAAGTGTTACATCTACCTGCGGGCCGGCAGGGATGCGGCTACCAACTCCTTTCCAAGCATTGACGACACGGCTGCCGAGTATCCGCGGATCATAAACTCCGACGTCGTCCTCGCCGACACCGACACCTACGGCTACGTACTTGTCGCCGTAGCGACTGAGGCCACCGGCCCAAGCATCTCGGTCGTGCAGTACGTCACCGGCTCCCTCTGGGCGAACCGCATCAAACTAGGGTCGGCCACGGCGCGTTATTTCTACGCCCGAATCTGATGGCCGCCTTGCAGGTCATGACGTGGGCAGACCACCTTGAGCCTATCGGATACGGTGGGGCCATCCCGGTCAGGTCTTCGGACTCCATGAATCGGGAGTACCCGCTGGAGCCAGGAGGCACTGGCTATTCCTATTGGTGGACCGCCTCCGATGGTTCGATGTTCTTCTACCCGTTCGGCAGGGCGACCGGCCTTTATAACGGCTCAAGTTACACGCCACAGTCATACCACTTCATGTGGATAAACGATTACCCAGATCCTTTGGACCCTCCTTACACGACGCAGCTTGTCTTCGCTCTTTTCTACATGGATGACAGCGACATGGGCCAGATGGTCGGGGAGACAGTCACCACGACTGGCACTTCCATCATCATTGACCCAAGCGCACAGCTCGCTCCTGGTCCTGGCGTTCCAGGCGGCCAGCCCATAGCCTCAACTGTCGGCCTGATTTCCACCGTCGGGAAGCTGACCGCGGTCACTTAGCCCCCCCCTTCCAATCGGGGCAAGATTAAGACCCGATGAGCTGCAACACCGTCACCTTCAAGCGCGGATCGTCCTTCTCGGCGTCCATGGTATGGAACCCCGAACCGGGCGGCATCGCTAACCTCGTCGGGGTCACGGTCACTTCCAGCATCGTCGACACGCAGCAGAACGAGTACGACCTTACCTGCACGGTGGCCGCTGGCGGCCTTTCGGTCACGCTCGTCTACCCGGGCTCGACCGCCGACTGGGCCTTGGGCTCTGCCAAATGGGACATCAAGTTCCTTAACGGCGGCACGGTCTTCTACTCCGAGACGATGCGCATCGACCTCATCGGTCAAGTCACCGCTTAAACGATGTCCCTCACGATCACCATCCCTGGCGCGGTCA